CCCCGAACCATTGCCGAGCCCCCATGCACGGCGATGTCCGCGCCCATACGGCAGAGTTCCGGCACATGCATGAAGCGATTTTCGAAAATCGTTTCGGTAATGGTTGCCGCCCCCTCGGCGGAAGCCAGGAGCGCCATAACCTGCGCCTGAAGATCGGTCGGGAAGCCAGGGAATGGAGCGGTCGTCACATCGACCGCGGCAAGGCGGCCATTGGCGCGCGACACTTTCATGCCACGCGTTGTCGGTTCGATGGCGACGCCCGCACGCCCGAGCATCTCAATCACTGTCGGTAACTGGTCGCAATGACCCCCGATCAACTCAAGTTCCCCATCCGTAACCGCCGCCGCCATGGCAAACGTGCCGGCCTCGATGCGGTCCGGCACGACCGAATGTATCGCGCCGTGGAGGCTTCCCACACCGTCGATTCGCAGGCGATCGGTGCCAATCCCCTCGATCCGAGCCCCCATCGCCGCCAGACAGGCGGCGAGATCGGCTATTTCCGGCTCGCGCGCGGCATTGATCAGGGTGGTCTTACCCTTGGCTAGCGTCGCCGCCATCAACAGATTTTCCGTAGCCCCCACTGATACCGTCGGGAACACGATCTCCGCGCCGTGCAGCCCACGCGGGGCTTGCGCATAAACGTAGCCCTCCCGCAAATCAATCTTGGCACCCAGTTGCTCAAAGCCACGCAGGTGAATGTCGATCGGCCTGGTGCCAATGGCGCAACCACCCGGCAGCGATACTTCGGCAACGCCGCATCGCGCCAGCAGCGGACCCAGAACCAGGATCGACGCCCTCATCTTCGAAACAAGATCATAGGGCGCCGTCGTGCTGGCAATGCTACGCGCCGACAACTCGAGGACTCGGCCTTTGCGATCGAGATCATTGGAACGGCCGTCGAGGCTAACCGAGACACCATGCTGCGTCAGCAGCTCGGCCATGGTCGTGATATCGGCCAAATGCGGCACGTTCGCCAGCCGTAAGGTTCCTTCGGTCAACAGAGCCGCCGCCATCAATGGCAGAGCGGCATTCTTGGCGCCGCTTACCTGTATTTCACCCTGTAGCGCCCTACCACCTCGGATACGAATCTTGTCCATGGAACCTTTCCTGAGTGCCTCGCGCGGCCCTGGCACGTCTCCTGACCAGGGCCCCGGCGCCCGAAGCGCGGCCCCGTTCTTACTCTACCCGGCGCGTCGCCTCAACGGTGGCATGGTGTGGCGCCGCCCGGCTAGCTCTCGTCTTCGCAACCCTCCCCGTCCCGCTCGGATCTCGGCTGCGAGTCCGACGGGTTGGGGGCCCCCGAATCGCTCTGCCCCCGCCGCTGAAGTTTTCGCCGGCGCAAGTTTTCGCGCAGCGCCGCCGCCGATCGCGTCTCCCTAACGGCCGCGGCTTGGCGCCCATTTTCCGACAGGATTGGACCCACCTTCTGTCGCCGATTCATCGGCCCTCGCTCATGGAAATCCTCAGTATGGGAACCGCCCCAGGCTGACAAGAGGGCCCCCAGCTTAAGGGTAAAGCAAGAAAAAAGGGGCCCCGCCCCGGCCCTCCGGCTTGGCGCCGGGAAGCCGGGGCGGAGCCCGTCTTTTGTCTATCTGATCCCTCGATTGGCGCAAGTCTCGGGCTTGCGCCCCTGCCCAACGCTATGGCATGGTTCGCGCCCTCCAAGCGGGCCGCCGTAGCTCAGTGGTAGAGCACACCCTTGGTAAGGGTGGGGTCGGCAGTTCAATCCTGCCCGGCGGCACCATCGGCCCCGCAGTCTAGGTCGCTGCCGGAGGCGCCTCTTGTGGCTGGCCCTGGCCCAGCCTCAGCGCTCGCATCCCGGCACCGATTTCACAGAACCTGACCCAGGTATCGAAATCCTGCTGGCTACGCCAATAACGTCGCTTGATCGAACCGACGCTGGCCGCCTGGCAAACGAAGACCTCGGCATTGTCGATCCCGGCATCATAGGCCTTGGCGCCCTGTTGCAGGATCTCGCCGCGAATAATCTCGCCCTGCGGGGTAAAACCGCAGCCGGTCGCCAGTGACAGCAGCAGCACGGCTCCGCTTAGGGTGGTGAGACGAAGCACGGGCGCTTCGATCCGCTTAGTCGCTCGAATTCGACCATAGACGGCCACTATGCCTCCCAGCAGCGACCCGATGCCGGCGATCGCGGCGGCAATGTCGACTTGGTCGCTTTCGCTAACCGCATATCCGAACAGACTCAAGATGCCGGAAGCCACGGCCACCGCCCCGCCCCAGCAGGTGCGGCTGGCGAGAAAACTCTTCGCTCCGTCCATTTCGATCTCCCTTATTTGAGGCACTCCCGTTGAATAGTGAACAGCCTGGTCATCCACCCCATGCCAAAATGCGGCCAATCGGGATGTTCGGCGTACCGCTTTGCCCGCCGGGCCAAATAACGCCCCAGCAATTCCTCCGCCGCTGCCGATTGCACGGCCTCTAGGGTGGCTGGGCCTATCACTCCATCAATGGCAGCGCCAAGCGAGCGTTGCAGCAGGCGAACCGCCGTCGCGGCTCCTTGATTGACCGCCGCATCGAACAACGCCAGGGCCAGTGGCCACGGCAACTCCGCGCACCGGCATCTGTCCCAATAGTCACGCCGATAAATGGCGGCCGCCTGATCCTTCGTTAAGGCGGCAATCGTCAGGCTCGGGTAGGCCGTAGCGCTGATGCCATGGTTCGTCACGCCGCCATTATCGTGCGGGTCGTCAACCAACCCTCCCTCAAGTTTGAATACAATGCCAATGGCTCGCGCGAACGGATCGGGATTGCTGCTCATGGCCGCCCCCACCAGGCCGGCAGCCGATCGGCAAGCCAAGCCACCCCACCCGCAAGAACAAGAAGCAGGCCGCCCATTTTTGCCATGGTGCGGAATGCGCCCCGCCCCATCGCGAATGCTTCCGTCAGAATGCCAAGTTTATCCTTGATTTGCACGAGATCGCGCTCGATGGCATCGAGGCGCCCCAACACGCGCCCGATCTCCATATCGCGACAGTCGGAATCGGTCATTCCGGTCCCTCCTCTACCTTGTCGTGGATAGGGCCAACATCGTCGGGCAGCCCAGCCAATAACCAAGCAGCGGCTATGCCGCTCAAGCCATCGATTTGAGGACGGCGATGATCTCGGCCCGCGCCTGGGCCGGCGTCTTGCCCACCAGCGGCGCGATCCACTTGACCAGGGCCCGCAGCGTCTTCATGCCATCGACCGCGCCCACCGCCTCGGAGTCCAGCTCGTCGCTCAATTCTTGTGCCGTCTTGTCGGTGACGGCCCAGATGCGGGTGACGCGGTCGGGAGCCACCGTCACGACCGGGCCGGTCTTCTTCTGCGTCGCGCAGTCGAACGGCGGCTCGGTGTCCTCGACAGGCAACCAGCGCCAGCCCTTGCCCACCGGATCGGTCGGGCGCTCGGCGTGCGCCTCAACGCGCAGGATGGTGTCTTGTTGGTTGATAAGTGCAAATGTCTGCATCACGCGTCTCCATTCAGTTCGGCGGCGGCTAAACCACCTGGGCCACTTACGGTAAAAGTCACGCTCATGTTGCCATTCACAGTGTTCTTTGCGAGCCATGCGACCTGCGCTAAGGCGCCCCCGGCCACTTGCACATCAATTTCCTCGGTTACGTTTGTCCCTGGGGTTCCAGTGGCCGTGCCAGAAAAGGCGCAAGCTCCAAGAACAATCGACCATGTTTTGGTCTTGGTGACGTTGGCGGTAAATACCGTATCAGTCGAAGTCCGCGCATCGGTCGCCGTGCCGCCGATAGGTGTGATCGGATTAACGTCCTGCCAGTTCTCACACCTGACGAGATCCGTATCAATGTCGGTATTGTAAGTGACAACAACATTGAACGAACCAACTGCCGGGTTGACGAGATACCAAATAGCCCCGACGGCGGAGTCTGCGTTCGCTGTGCTCCTACCTTCGGCTCCCAGAGTGAGCGCGGTGCCATTCCAGGTGATGCCGGTAACGGCGGCTGTATCTACGGTGTCGCTGAAGGACAACCGAACAACCAAGCAGTTGCGGTTGGCGGCATCGACCGTATGCGCAATGGTCCTGGTCGTCGTTGGGTTGCCGCTGCCCACTGTCGGGGTGCCGCGCATGGTTGGCACGACGCCGCTCACGCCCGCATCGAAGCCGATGAGTTGGCTGACCTGCAACATGGTTTAAGCGTCGTTCTTGGCGTTGGTGGTGAAGATCACCACAACGCCGAGGAGCTTAAGCGCGCCGGTCAGCGTGTCGGTGGCAACGTCGCGGGCCAACTGGAAGCAGACCCAATTGGCACCGGCGACGAGTGTGCCGGCAATCGTGATGGCGGCGCTCTCTGGACCGATATGGACGTCGTTGAGGGCAATCAGGGCGTCGGACGAGGACTGAGCCGTGCCGAAGGCAGTATCGACGACGTCACCGTCGCGCAGGCCCACGCCCGCCAGCGTCAGGATCGCCGTCTGCGCCGCCGTGCCGGCCGTCGCGGTCCATATGGGCATGAACGAAACCGTGCCAAGGTTCCAGGACTTCGGGAACCGCACCCAGAACTGGCCGAACTGCTGCGTGGCCGGATCGAAATCGGCCGTCTTTTGCATCACCTTGTTGGTGGTGCTTTCCCCCGTCGCGGCCGTGAAGCCGTTCGTGGTCCGCGCCGTCATGGCAACCGCCGGTATCCAGATGGTCTGCTTGCCCTGATAGGAGAAGTTGGCCGCCGCGTTCGCCGGCGTCATGGCCCGGCCAGTGTCGGTGCCGGTCAAGACCTCGGCGTCGGTCGTCAGCTCAACCCGCCCCTGCTGGGTCGTGCTGGCCACGGCATCGTCGTTACCGGATCGTGAAAGCAATTGAAACCGCGTCCCGTCATAGGCGACTTCGACCGCTTGCCCGGCCAAGATATCGCCGGCGGCGAGCGCCGTGGTGCCGTCGCCCTTGCGGATATCCTTGGCACCCAGACCGTTGATATCGAGTGTAACGGCCCCGGTATTGGCGGCACCGGCACGAAACGTATAGCGCTCGCCGGTGGCATAGCCCGTTGGCGCGATGGCGTAGGTCAGAACCTGGGCATTGGCCGAACCGGTCGAGGCCAAGGCCGCGTTGTTTCGATCCCAGAAGCGCTTGACCGCACCCATGACGGCGCGGGCGGCGTCATTGACGCCCGAGGGCGGCATGCCTTCGGGAAATCCATTCGGCGCGGCAACATTGTTGTTCGCGTCGGTCTCGGACCAGCTTGATTGTGAGATATCTGCCATGGTTGTGCCTCACTGGCGTGGGAATGCGCATGCGGTTCTGTAGTCGAACCGCACCCGGTTCCGCTGTTGATGAAAACTCGGTCAGAACAGGCTGATAATGCCGCCGAGTACGGAGCCGATACCGGAACCATAGGGACCGAAGTTGCTGCCCAGCTCGGCACCCGTTTGGGCGCCTGAGAGAAAATCGCCACCGAAGCTTCGGCCTGAAGGAGCCCTTGTCGTAGTCGTGCCGCCGTAGTTTCCCTGAATGAACCCCAGATACTGTCCCAATTTGTCGTAGGGCAATTGCTGATAGTGGTTGTATCGGGCGGCGTCGGCGTTGATGAGATCCTGCATCAGCCGCTCGCGGTCGTTGCCGACCGAGGCGAGCTGCGCGATATCCTGATAGTCCTGCTGCGCTACCTGTGGAGCCAGTGCCGCGGCCCGCAACATATTGGCGCGTTCGTCGTCATAGGCGCGATAGGCGAGTCCGCCGGAGATATCGCCCAATTGGCTCGACAGTGCCTGCCGGGCGTCCGACTGGGCCGCCTGATACAACCCGGACCCATAACGGCCGGCGCCACTGAACGATGAGTCGATTCCCGGCTCGATAGCGGACCAGTAGTTGCGCGTGACCCCACGCGAAGCCTGGTCGATGGCGTGGTCGAGATAGGGGTTGGCGCCGAAATACCGCCCGGAAAGCGTATCGGCCAGCGACCCCGCGGCAAGTGCATCAAGGGGCGAGCCCGCCTGCGCCCGCGCGGCGCGCGCGTTCAACGCCAGCTCGGTCTCGGGCGAGAACGGCGCTACCGTTTGCCCAGGATAGTAGCTGGGTCCCGGCTGATCATAGAGAGCCTGCGCCTGCCGGAAGATATCGTGCAAATAGGGCCTCTGCTCAACCCAGGGCTCACTCTTCTGTGTCGTCGTCTGTGTTCCACCGCTCATGTCAAAGCTCCTTGGTCAATACGGTTCTGGCGGACCAATCGGGCAACGCACGTCGCCAACCTTTGCGCCCATGCAATTCGATTTCGGCGCATCCCTGCGCCCGCGCCCAGCATTCGATGTCGCCGAGCCGGTCGCGCCAGTCCACCGGCCGGCGGCCGGCGGCCAGGAACACCACGCACGTCTTCCGGCGGGGATAGATTGAGATCTCGGTCACGACGATGCCGTCGGGCCGTTCTTCCTCCACCAGCCATAACTGCCGGTCTCGGCTTTCAAGACTTCGCAGAATATCGGTCGCGCTCCAGCGTCCGCCGTCATGGCGCAAAGCGCTTTCCACCAACGGCAGAACCATGGGCCAGACGCGCCGCACCAAATGATGTGGCACCCCGATCAAGGCACTCATGCCGGATGACTACCAGCTACCGAGGCCTTTACCAGCCCCGCCAACCCCGCCGCTCGACGCCCCGCCGCCGCCCATGGCGTTTGAACCGGAGCCGCCGGTGTCGCCGCGAAGCCCGCCGCCGGGGCCACCGCCGCCTCGCATCTCCCGCGCCGCCGCCGCAACCCTGCTGGCCGCCATGGCTCGGGCCAAGCCGGCCACGCCGGGATCCATCATGTTCATCATGCCCGTGTAACCGCCGATGCCGATGTTGCCGTACCCACCCCGTCCATGGACGCTGGAACCGCCAAGATCGATCCCGGTTGCCGCCGCGAACATATCCGCTAGGCCCACGCTCGAACCGTACATTCCTGTCTGTTGCGCCCCAGCCTGCAATCCAAGGCCCGCATTGAGTGCCGACGACCCCCAACCAATCGGACCGGGGATGAGGCTCCCCAGGGACAAGGCCAATTGCCGGCCCGGTGCGAAGCCACCAGGGCCGCCCGAACCCGCCAGCGCGCGCGGGTCACGATCGCTGCCTTGCCGGCCAAAGGCTGACCCAGGCCGTCCGAACAAGCCGAAATCGTCCGCCACTGGGGGGCGTCGGGCAAAACCTGAATCGGGCAACCCTGGCTGCGGATATCCCGCGACCGATCTCCCCGGCGAACCGGGGCCAATTCCCGGAAAGCCATAGGGCTGCAAGCGATAGGGCCCGAAGCGGTCGAGAAAGGCAGAGGCCGAAAGCTCTGGCATGGCCGGCGCCTGTCGCCAGGGATCGTAACTCGGGGTCGTATTCAACCGGCTGCCAAGCAACATCGGCGTCTCCTCCTTGATGAACGGTTGCGCGGGCGCTAGACCCGAAGCGGGATGAAAAACTAGAGGCGCCAGGCCGCCGCGACCGGCGCCCGGGGAAGGGCGCGGGCGGCATCGCGGCGGCCCAGCTCCGCCGAGCCGCTCGGCGGAAGTAAAATGCTTTGCAGTAATTCCTTTCCGCCGCTCAGCCGACAATCGCGTAAAGGAAAGCCCGGTCGGTCGTGGCGTTATTGGCATGGGCCAGGGTGAAAGACCCGCGGGCCCGACCGGAAACGTAACAGGTGCCCGCCGCCAGCTCGGTCGCCGCGCTGGCCGTCACGGCCGTGAGGCCGATGAAGCTGCCGGCACCGGCGCGCGCGTCCGTCACCGTCGTCGTCGCCTGGCCCGGCGTCAGGGTCACGCTGCCGGTGCAGTTGATCTTACCCTGGTTGATGCGGTTGACGACCGCCGCGATCTGACGTGGATCGCCGCCCGCCGCCGGCAAGGCCGGAAAGCCGCTCATCGCTCGCCCGCCGGCGCGGCCTCAAGGTCGGCCACACCCTGGATATGGGTCCAGGCACCGCCGGCGGCGACATTGATCCGCGCCCGGTGATAACGGGCCGAGGAGCGCACCGGGCAGCGCCCGTCAGCACCCACGGCCTGCGCGCCGCTCCAGCTCAACGCCTCTTGACTGCGGTCGCGCACGCCGATCTCGACCGTCACCGTGCCGCCGTCCACCGCCGGCCGCAGAGAACGCAGGAAGGCGCGCCGACCAGGCACCAATTGCGCCTCGCCCGTCTCGACGGTGGCCGCCATGGCCGGTCCGTTGAAGTAACCCAGACGATGCGCCGTATCGAAGCCGGCTAGGAACAGCCGCCCGACGCCGGTCCACACCGGACTATCGAGCGAGAACGCCAGCGCGTCCACGCTACCCGAAACACTATCGAGCGTATCCAGCGTATAACCCGCCTGCGAAATACCGATATAGACCGCCTCGACCTCGGCCTCGGCCCGCGACCAGCGATCGAGCGCCCAGTTGTAGATCAGCAGCTTGTTGGGCGTGCCGCCGCTGTTGCCCGAGCCGGGATAGGAGACGACATAGAGCTTGTTGAGCGGATCCACGGTGGCGCTGACGCGATAGAGGTAATTCTGGTCGAGATCGTTCCAGAAGTGGCGGTCTACCTTCTGGTCGCCGATGGGAACCAGTTGCTGCGCGCCAAGCACGGCATGGAAACCGCTGGCATGGGCGAAAAAGGCGCGGTCCTGATAGGCGGCGATGCTGCCCTCGATACTGGCCCCCAATTCGCTGCTGATTTTGTCGAATTGAAACACCAGCGGGCTGCCGACATAGGTCATGCGTTGCACCGCGCGCTCCTGCAAAACCAGCCCGGCCTCGCCGCCGACGACACCCTGCACCCAACCGCCGTCCGGCAAATCCTGATAGTCGGACTGCGTCGCCGGCGAGGGCGCCCAGGTTTCGGCGTTATTGATGCCCGACCACTGTACGCGGTTGGGTTGTCCGGCGACACGGCCCAGCACGACGAAATCGCGCACCGTGGCGGCGAAACGCGCATGCGGCGGGCTGCCGCCCAGCGCCTCGAAGGCGCTGCTGACGCCAAGCTGAAACTTCTGCGGCGCGTCCACATAATTGACCGCGATCACCAGGTCGCCGAACTGGGCGAACGACCAACCGTCGTCGGGCCCGGTGGCATAGGCGCCGCCGACGCTGCGTGAAACATCGCTCCAGCTGGCGCCGGCGAGCTTGTGCAGCTTGGTCGCCGTGCCGGCGACGTTGGCGCCGATGCCGGTGGCATCCTTGCTGCCGAACGAACCCTGCACCCGAGCCGGCAGCGCGTTCGAATAGGCGAGCCAAGATGGGAACGGCCGATAGCTACCCGCCGCCGGAATGACGTTCTTCGCCTCCGTGGCGCCTGGATTGTCGAGGGCCGGCAGATCGGGCCGCCACTCGCCTACCGGAATTACGGCGCTCATGGATTGCGCTCCGCCCGCACCCGCGCGGCCGGACCGCCCCAGGTGCCGTGATCGTCGGCCGCCTGCATCGCCGCCCGTGCCCGCTCATAGGCAGCCGCCCATAGCGGTAGCCGCTCGTCGTTGCCGGTGAAGGCCACCGCCTCCATCAGGCTGGCGTAGAGATAAAGGTCGGGCGCGTTGCTCAACAGCCAGTTGCTCGGCTGGCCCGCCGACAGGGCCGTGAACGCCTTCCAATAGACGATGTCGGCGCTATAGGCGGCATCGGGCGTCGGCGCCAAGCGCAGTTGATTGGCAACGATGGCATAGGCCCTGGGCCGCCCGCTTTGCCAACCGGCATGGGCACGGTCCATCTGCTCCGGCGCCATGGCTTCCAGTGCGGCCGCCGGGGTGGTGTTGAGCCGGATGGACCGCAAGCCCAGAAAGCCGCTCGGCAGGGCCGTATAGGCCGCCGAAATGGCAAAGGCGCTGTCACGCGTTTCCATTGCCCTGAGGCGCAGATCGCGGTTCAGGCGCGTCTCGGCCAGAGTGATGAAATCGGGGGCCGCCGCCGTAAGCGCCGCGTCGCCCGCTCGCGCCAGCCAATTGGCGATGGCGGATTGCAAATCGCTGTAAGTGGATAGGGCCATGACAAGGTTCCCGCCTGGTTAAAGCCGCCCTGGTGCCGTCCTCAGCCAACGCCAGTCTGGATCGTTCAACAGCCGCTTCACCGCCGGCCAATGGTTGCGGTCGAAGACGTCGATGCCGTGGTCGTGGCGCCATTTCAGGATGACGACATGCGGAATGCTGGCCGCGCGCCGCAACTCGCGTGACGGCGACCAGCCGCCGTCGCCCTCGTTCTGCAGCGCCTTGTTACGCTCAAGCGCCGGGGCCACGTCCTGCACCGTCTCAATGATGGTCTTGCGCGTGATCGGATCGTAACTGTGGTACTCGCGCAGTCCCGTCAGCGGATCGAAATCGAGCAAGCGTCGCTGCATGGGGCTCTCCTTGCTCGAGGCGTGCCTGCCTTGGGTTCGGGGAGCGGCCGCCGGCCGCCCCCGTCCCCCTCAAGTCATCCTCTCAAGGCCTTGGCCTTACGGCGTGGTCAGGTCGGCGACGACACCCGAGGCGGCTTCCTGCTTCGCCACCAGGGCGTATTCCACCAACAACTGCCGTTTCTCGCTGTCGCCGGTCTTCGACAGTTCGCTCTGCTGGAACGGCCGCAGATAGGCGATGCCCCAGTACTCCATGTCCAGGATCAGGGCCGAGCGGTCACGGCTGAATCGCGACGGCATGATCTTGTGCTCGCCGAAGTCGCTGACATAAACGTCGGCCGCGGCGATGATGGTGGCGGGACCAGTGCCCTTGTTCTCGCGATACTGGGTGGCGATGCCGCCAAAGCCCGAGGCCACTGCCTTGTTCTTCGGCCCGACGATCACAGTCGAGGGATCGCCGCCGTTGCTCCAGCAGGACTGGATCACGGTCTTGAACAGCGATTCCGTCAGCGCCCGCTGGGTGCCGTCGGTCGCCGCCGCCACCGTGCCGGCGGAGAAGCCTCCGGAGGCGCCGCCGACGCCGCGGCTCACATTGGTGGTGAGCCAGCCCTCGACCGAGCCGGTGGTGCGGGCGCTGGCCGAGTTACCGGCGGCCGAGGCTTGGTTGCCGGTCAGGATCAGCTCGATGTCGCGCTTCAGTTCCTTGCTGCGTTTGGCGATCTGGTAGCTCAGTTCGGAGTCGCGACCGGCGGATTCGACGGCCTCTTGCGTGCCGCTTACCACCACCGTCTTATCCGAGATCTGGCTGTAATTGCCGACCCGCGAGGTGGCGGAGGAAGCATCGAGCGTGGCATCGTCGCCCTCGATGACGGCGTTCTGCGCCGCCGGGGCCAGGCTGTCGGTCTGCCATTCGTGGTAGGTGTTCTTGGCCTTCAGCTTCTGGGCCATGGAGAGGAACGGCGTCTGCGTCGGGCTGATGGTGTAGATGACCTTGCTCAGGTCGGTCATCCGCCCGATGGCGTCGTAGGTGTCGAAGGTATTGGTCGGTTGGGCCATGAGCTTGTCTCCTGTCGTCCCGGTCGTGCCGGGGCGCGCTTACAAAAGTTACGGCCCGACTCTCGCGGCAAGCGTGCATCGCCCGCCACCGTCGGTCCAAAAAACCTGTTCGATCTCGTCGGCCTGTCCCCAACGCCAGAAGCGTGGACGCTAGAAGCGCAATGCCGGTTTGCGGCCGGGGCGCGGCGTTGGCGGGTCCGGGATCGGCGCACGCTTCGGCGGCCTGGCGGCGGGGCCTGGGCGCAATCGTTTCTCCCGGCGAGCCGCCGGACAGACAAATGTCAGTAGCGATAGCGGGCTAGGCGGGTATCGGTCTGCCGTTGCTCAGGTCCGGATTGCCCGCTGCCGGGTTCCGCGCCATGAGCCGGCCCTGCCATTCCCGCCGGCCAAGAAAAACGCCGGCCCTTGACCGGGTCCGGCGTTGCCGAGCCCTGCGCCTCGGCGCAAAACTCCATTCCATCATTTCTCGATGATAGGACTACTACCCGCTCCTGTCAAGCGAAAACCGCGACGCCCTCGACCTCCGGCAGATCCTGCCGGATGGCTATCCCGTAACGGGCGGTTCCGTCGGCGTCGTAGCTTCGGTTGAAGCGGCCGAGGTCTCGTCCGAGCTTTCGGGCAGGGACTCGACCCACTTGATCCACCAGTCTGGAAGCGGCTGATTCAATATCCGCTGATCCAAGACCCTGGTCGTCTCCACCAACGCGGCGGCGTCCAGCCACGAAGGGTGCATCGAGCTTCCGGCCCTCGATGCTCGTCTGAAGTTGGACCGAATCATCGCCTCCAACAAAGCCCGGGTAGTCGTCATGGAACGGCCTCGGCGGTAAGGGTGTGGGATTGTATCCCGCCCGCCGGCTGGCGTCCAGCAGTTCCGGGGCTGGCGCGCCGCCGGCGCTCCGTTATCTCTCTCCGCCGACCGGTTCGGGTTGCTCGTCTTCCGAGGCCGCGAGCCCGGCTCCCAGCCCACCCAGTCCGAACGAATTGAACTGGATGACCTTGGAGAGGCGCGGGTGCGCGTTGACGTGCTCGCGGATACGCCGGGCCGCCTTGGGCGCCACCGTTTTCAGGTAATTGGGATCCACCATATAGGCACGGATCGCCTCCGCCATCAGCTCGCGCGGCGATTCCTTAGCGG